TGTTTCTGTAGCACTTTTCATCTTTTCGAAAAATGTGTCCAACTCAGCTTTGTCTCCATCAGAAAGGAAACGTTGCTGCATCCTGAAACCTTGTCCTCCAAAACGTCTGCCTACAGGATTTGGCAGATAGCTTTTCTTTTGTGGAGGAAATTTTAAAAATGCTTTCGTCATTTTAGTTTAATTTTTTAAGTAAATAATTTGCGATACCAGTACTCTCTTCAGCTGGCGTCTTGACTTCCGGTGCTATTTGTCTCTGCTCAAGCGGCGTTTCATCAAGAGGTAACATACATCGAGTAAATATTGTTCTTGCTTCCAATTGAAGTGGTCTTGGAAGCTTGTAAATAAAGTCTTCTACATCGTCCATCAGGTAAGCATTGTCGTCTGCTGAACGTGTTGCATAAGTTGCTGTGTCAGATGGAATATCAACTGCTGAAATTTCAAACAGCCTTATTTCCAAGTTAATCATTGAGCTGTCTTCATCATCCCACTCAACCCTATCCCAACAGTGCTTAAATCCGATAGAAAAGTTGTTTATTGTTCCGCTTTTAAGCTGAACTAAAAGTTCGTCACACCAAGGCACTTTATCTAAAGGCTTAGTTTCAAAATACAGACCAATTTCATCTTCAACAATCGAAGCAAATAAGCTGCAAGATTTTCCGTGGCGGTCTCGGAACTTGATCTGGTATGCAGCATTGCTTCCTGGGCCCTGCTCTGTGATAGATTTAGAGCAGCATCCTTTTACAAACTTTTCACCATAATCATTCTTGCTACCCCATATAACGCCATATCCGGAAACTATCCTTTCGTTAAGTTTTCCTTTGCGCTCTTCGATCTTTCCATCAGCATTTACAATAGTATTGCTGTAGTTTATCGGCATATCCCTTTCTTGGAATTGCTTAAGCTTTTGGCTGTTCTTTTGTAATCTTACGGTCATACTTTGTTTTTTTTGTTGCTTGTCCTTCATTTCCTTTCGGAGCCATTTCAGGATGAAGCTTTAAATATTCTGGATAGTAAACTTCGTCGTAACCAACTCTTGGCTCTAATTTCTGCAATAACCTTGCTTCATTATAGCTTATTCTTCCACCTTCCCAGTCAATCTGAATTGAATTTGAATAAGCCTCTCTTGACTGAGCTGCTTTTATGACATCTTCTTGCAATACTGCAAGATGGTCATAAGTCATTATCATTTCGTAAGATGTATCGTTAAGACCGAAAAAGTAGTTGTAACGAGCCATTCTCCTCAAAGAGAAAGGAATTATGTTATTCTGGTAGAGCTGCTTTTCTACCATATTCTTGTTGTCGTATGTAGCGTCTTTTCCAGCCATCATTTCTGCTGGATAACCAAATCTATCACATATTCCGTCAACACCTTGCTTTACAGTTTCTTTTGTCATAAGGTCACGCAAGTTAAAACTCATTGCGTTCCACTTAACAGGATATTTACTTACAACGTACTGAAGTTGACCTAATGTCAATCCATACTTCTTTAATTGGTCTTGAAGATCTTCTTGTCCTGCAGGTGTCATTGGAACCATACCAGCTAAATCAGGTTTGCTGTCATGGCTAAATACTCCAAGTGGACCTTTCTTTTTCAATAACACATTATCTGCTTCCATTGCAGCACATATGTTAGATATATAGTAATCTAAACCTGATGTTTTAGATAGTGGAAGTCCAACTTCGTTAACTCTGTCCATATATCCATCCTTAACTAAAAGGATATCTTCAGCAAGAATATCGTATGTTGTTCCAAGTATATTTATATGCCAACTTTTGATAACATTTGAGTTAATACTATTTTTATCAGCAAAGATGTTATACTCATAGTTCCAGGTAACAGTGCAGTCCATTGGATTAAAGTTAAACATATACTTAGTATATGACTTATCCATGCCTGCGGGAGAAATACAAAAAACTGGACAGTAACCAAAAACTTTGCAATAAACAAGTTGCTGCGAGTTAAACTCTTCCCATGTTTGCATAGGATTTGGGTTTGAAAACAGCTTGCTTATTCTTGATAAAGAAGGAACCTTGTTTATTTTTTCTTTCTTTAATATTTTTCCTTCCTGGTCAATAAAAGTTAACCTTCCGTTTGTGTCAGCTTCTGCAATCCTATCAATTACAGTTGCTAATGGTGGACAGTAATTGTATGCCCAAAACTGCATATTCTTGCTTTTTAATCCAAGCCAACTCGCTCCAACGTTTACACTATCACCTTTTAAATCTAATATTCCTCCTTCTCCGTCAGTTGGTATAAAACCGAATCGTGTATCTATATTAGCTAAATTACCATAACCTCTTGCAATAGTTCCAAACATATTTTGAGAGCCAGAAAGGTCTACGCCAATTTCTCTTAAGGCCATCCTTGTTGTTTGTCTTGTATTCATTTTTGTTTTTTGCGGGTCTCCCCAAAAGAAAAGTTATGCCAATTCAGATCTTAGATATTTTGTATAAGCACCGTATCTTATAGCGTCAAATGTATGGTTGTTAGTTTCTACAGGCTCGTTTATAGGTTTTCCTGTAACTTTATCTTTATCCCAAACGTAAACGCTTCTTTCACGGTGAATATTTCTGCTTGAACATGAGTATTTAACATCGAATGTTTTCAGTAATCTTATTCCAGCCTTAACACTTCCCTGTCCCTTATTTGCAAAGTCGGCATATATTGCTCCGTGCTTTCTTAAATCTTTAATCATGTCTTTGTCATGATCGCAGTATAAAGGATCTCTATCATACTTCCAGCCATTTGCTTTTAGTATCTGAATTATACTCGGAGATGGTAAACCAGCTTCGTAAGCTAATTCTTTAACAAAAAGCGTATTGCCAACAAGCGTTTGCTTAATAATGCAAGTTGGATCTATTGTGTAACCAAAGTCAATACTATAAACCCAATCAACTGAACTGTCAGAAGGAAACTCATCATCATCAATCATTTCCCAGTTAGGAAATATAACTCCTGTTACATTACCTGTTAATCCTCTTGAGTAAACCTTGAATCGCTCGTAGTCACCACGAATTACTACAGGCTCTCCTTTCTCGTTTTTAACTATATTTCCGTACTGATCACGCTTGAATACAGCATAATTCTCAATCTCACGATGCTTTGCTTCTGATAAGAAAGGATTGTGCCTATGGTCAGAATATATGGTAACATTCTCAGGATGGCCAATTAACTCATCGTGAACCCAGAATCTTGCAGAAGGATTGTAATCTAAAACTGTCTGGTCGCTACGTCCATCAAGCTGAAAGAAAATCATGTAAGGAAAACTGTTCGCCTCGTTTACGAAAAGCCTTTTTCTTTTCTGTCCACGAGCAGCCATTTCACTTTCAAATACCTTGAACTCAAGCTTCATTCCTGAATTGAAGGTAAATAGATGATCTGTCTTATGATAGCTTTTTATAGCGTGCTTAAAATCAGGGTAAATATAATCTTCAAAATCTCGTAAAGCTCCACCTTTTAAGTGAGGAAAAGACTGTGCCGTTACTGTTGTAACTACTGGAGAATCTCCAGTTGGTCTTTCCTCTGTACAAAGTGTTGATAGTGCTGCAAGTATATTTACTGTTTTTCCACTATAAGCCCCTCCCTGATCTATAACCCTTCTGGTACCACGTCTCAGTTCGTATAAATTTTTTGTGTATATAGGAGATACTTTCATTAGTAATTTTTAAGAAAGCGTAGGCCTTCATACACAGCACAAGATACACCATATATATATGCCCACAAAATAACGTTATCCACATACGTTAATAACTCAAACGACATAAAAACTGTTTCCTCAAAAGAAAGATGCTGATTTCATATAGTAAAAAACCCAAGGATTTCTCCTTGGGCTAACCAATTATTATTTCGCTTACCTGGCCAGCCAGGATGCGAACATCTCGGTTAATGCGCCTTGCTCCTGTCAGACCGAAGTCAAAGGCTAATGCGCACCACTCGGCTTACGCCTCGTTACTTCCCTCTGCGCCAGGTACTTTAGTTTCGTCTGTGTTTTCTTCCTGGCGACACCTCGAGGCTAATTCTTTTAACTTGTTTTCCCAGACATGGTTTCCAACCTGAGGATGTAACGAGTTGATGTGCTCTAAAAGAGCTTCTAAATTCTTGTCCATATTGCTAAATATCTTTGAGGTTTTGGTTTGTCCTCAAAGAAAAAGGTTATGATCTTACCATCTTCGTATTCTTCTCCTTCTCGTCATTCCTCAGCATTTGCACGATCTCGTTTTCAGCAAACATCTTGAGTCCAAGCCCAGTACTCACTGTTTTCCATCCAAAAATCCACCACTTTCTTTTTTGAACATAGAATCTCATTTTGTAGTATTTGATTCTATATTGACTTAATCTGAACATTTGCTTAACCTTTCGGCATTTATCTAAGTAATTTTATTTCAAAAAATCTCAAAAAATTTGTGTGGGTGGGGAATAGCCAAAAGGCAACCTCGAATCTTTTTTTTCGATTCGAGGTTACTTGGCAAAAATAACTTATTTGTTATATTGCTAAATTGTCATTGCTCCATTGTTGCAATGCCTGTTTTGCACCCTTCTTGGTGAACAATAAACGGATAGCTAATTTTCTTAATGTTAACATGATATGGTAGTTTTTAAATATACAAGCAATATTGCTTGCACCACAAAACCCCGTCCTGAAAGGGTACGGGGTAATGTGTGCTAATTTGGCAGGTTATTTAACCGCTGGCCAGTTTGCGGTGCGAACCGAGCCAACGGTTCCACGGGAGTAACCAAGTGCAATCACTTCTTTAACGGCATCACTTGCATCCATACCGCCGTCAATACGGGTTTTCAGGTGGTCGTAAATTTCCTGGCCTGTTTTACCCTTCTCGCCGGTTGTGGTTGCTGACGTTGTGGCAGGTTTGCCGGCGGCAGGCAACAACATATTATCCAGTTCAGTTTCAGCGGCCTGTTCTGCTGCTGCCGTATCGGCATTTGCATTTTTACCGGCGTTTGCCAAAACGGCAACCTTGTAATTGGTACGTAATGCGATACGTGCGCTGCGCAGTTCCGCAATTTTGGCTTCCGCCTCTTTTTTGCGGATGTCCGAAATTTCGGCATCAATCTCCTTTTCCTTTAACAACATGGCCTTTTTGGCGTCGTTGTGTTCTTTTGTGCCATATTTGGTCTTACCAAACGCAGCCCATAAATCACCAGCCTCCTTTTGTAATGCCGTTAATTTTTCGGACGTTGGTTCAGGTGCTGGTGCGGGTGCGGGTGCTGGTGCCGGTTCATTGTTTTGAACTGAACCTTGTGCTGCGGCCTCGGTTGCGGCGGCAAACATAAATAAACGAATGTAACTTTTCATAATAGATGAAATTTGTGGTTTCACGTGGAACGATTTAGCTCCTACGTGATTCCGATTATAAATAATAATTGGTTACGTAATTTAGCAATATGTCAATGAACTGGTTTTATTGGTTGTGGCAGGTTCCGGTTTGGTTCCATCCATATCTTCAACCGCAGAACAAATATCGGACATATTATTGACACGGCAAAATTTATTTGAGTATTTTTTTCTTGTTAACAA